TAAATGCTGTGATGCAGCAGCGTGGCCTTGGGGCTTCGTCTATGGCGGCGGCAGCTATCACAACAGCTTTGATGGAGTCGGGTGTACAGATTGCCGCACAAGATGCGAACAAGTATGCAGCAATCCAGTTGCAAAACCTGAATAATAAGCAGCAAGCAGCCTTGCAAAATGCGGCAACCTACGCTGCAATGGACAAGGCCAACCTGAACGCTCGTCTGCAATCAGCAGTCACGAACGCCCAAGCCTTCTTATCTATCGACCTGAAAAACCTTGACAATCAGCAGAAAAGCGATACATTAACATATCAGGCACTTGTGCAAGGTGTCTTCAAGGATGCCGCCGAAGAAAACGCTCGGCAACAGTTCAACGCCAAGAACGAGTTGCAGGTTGATGAGTTCTTTGCTGAACTAGGCGCACAAGTCGATACAGCCAACGCAAACCGCGTAGCTTCTATGCAGCAGTTCAACGTATCGGAAGCGAACTCGATGAACCAGTTCAATGCTTCCATGCGAGATGCGCGGGACAAGTTCAATGCACAGATGCAGTTCGCAGTAGACCAGTCGAACGCAGTCTGGAGACGGCAGGTAAACACCGCGAACACTGCCCTGCAAAACGAGACGAACCGTATCAACGTGCAAAACGAATATAATGCGAACCAAAATGCCCTGAACAACATGTGGCAGATGTACCGCGACAACGCCAACTGGAACTTCCAGAAAAGTGAGAACTCCCTTGAGAGAGAACACGACATGGGCTTAAACGCAATGAGTTTTGCGAACAGCAACCAGCTGTATGACAAGCAACAAAAAGATTCGTTAGCAGCCGGGATTGGTAACTGGCTGGGTCGCTGGGCAGCAAGTCTGTAGGAGAAATTATTATGGGTCTTATTGATAGCGCAGCTTCTTTTTTAAAAAACTTCAGCATGAACAAAGCCCTTGACATCGTGATTGAAGGAGGCGCATCACTGCTGACAGGTGGCAAACAAGGAAGTCCAATAGATACTGTATTTGATGCCGGAATGGACGTGGATACTAGCACATCCGGCGGTTTTCTCGGCCTGATTAAGACAGGCGCACAGCATTACGTTGGCATGATGGATGACGAGGATGCAGTTGAATACTTCAATACCCCGGAGATAAAAGAGTTCAAGGCTACTAAAACATACAAACCAACTCCCGGCGGTCTGGCTGGGGGTCAAACTCGTTGGTCACCTCGCAGCATAGACTACCAAGAAGCCCTGCGTCGCCGTCTACAAAACCAAAACTTCGAAACCAACCTAGAAGCGAAAACGGCACAGTACACCGTGCGACCTACCAAAGGGCGTAGCCGTCCTGTTTCGCCGGGAACTACAACGATTTCACGCACAATAGCAGCACCACGTATTAAAACTGGAGATTAACTTGGCAGAGGAAACCCTAGGACGTTCGCGGGATACCGCGCAACTCGACCCATTTAGCGTTGCACCCGCTGGCTATTCCCTCACTGATGACAACAGCAAGTGGCCTTGGGGCAAGCCGCCTAAGTACGTCGACCCAGACGAGGCGTTCGAACGTGCCGTCGAAAGCATCACAAAAGAAAAGAACAAGCAGGAACTGTTCAAGCTGCTTATGGTAGGTGTGTCTGTAGAGGTGATTGTCGAGGGGATGCTCTTTCAGGGATTTCGCGATGGTTACTATACACCAGACGTTGGGATGCTCTTGAAAGGCCCGCTAGCAATCATCATCTCTGATATGGCAGAAGAAGAGAAGATTCCATATCGTCTGTTCGAAAATGACGACACCATGACTGAGGGCGAGATGGACGACGAAACCTTCTTCCGTATGATGAAGCAGAACAATCCACAGATGTTTGGCTATATTCGTGAGAATGTTAACGCAGCAATTCGCGCTGGCAACACCCCTCAAGAGCCTAACTTTATGAACATGTCTCGTGAAGAAGGAGAAGAGTAATGGGTATCGGTATCGCTTTTGCCACAGGTTTCCTGAAGGGACACACAGACTACGTTAAGGAACAAGCCGCAGCAGCCCAGAAAGAAAAAGAAGCACAGGCAGAAAAAAGCAAGATGTTTTTTGAGCAGGGCATGGGTATTATCGGCACAAAGGACTTGAGTGAGGGGCAGTATAACATCGGCTTGAAGATGATTGAAGCATCAGGTGTTGAGGGTTTAGACTTATCGGGTATATCAAACACTCTTGCTACTGCAGGTGATACCACCGCTTTTGGAACTGGTAGAAACTCCGTTGTTTTTGGCTGGAACTTTGACGATAAAAAGATAAGTGAATCTGCTTCGATGAATTTGAGAAATTATCAGAATGAGTTTTCTAACCCAGAATTAGTAAACAAACGTCTAGAACAGTTTCTAGCTAATCCCGGTGCAGCACAGCAGTTTTTAGGCTCTATAGACGGCTACTTGATACAGTATGCTCAAGACTTTCACTTTGATAACAGTTACGATACTGTTTCGAACGAACTTAAATCTCCCGTATACACCGACTACGCTCAGTTCAACAACGTTATAACTTTTGCTGACACGTTACGAACAGCTATGGGTGTGAGTTCAGAAGCTGCAGACTACCGGGTGCTTCAAAGCGCGATACAAGCTACTACCAAAGGTAGGGGTCTCGGGGAAAATGAAGTGTTCGTAAAAAGTCCGGGTTCTGAAGGACAAGGTGGGTTCGCAGGAAACGTGTACACTCTTACAGAAGGAGAACTGGGTAAAAAACAGAAGCAGTTTCTAAATAGTCTAGCTGCTAGTAAGGGCTACCTAAATGCTAACCACATGTTGTTCAACATGAAAGACTACATGTATGGAAAAGACGCTGGTAATAACCTAGATATTCTTCTAAATCAAACCATGGCCTTGAGTGAAGCCGGACTAGACCAAATGATATTGCGTTCAGACCCGGATGTAACGCGGGAAGTATCCGACATACTATATAATGAGGTGTCTGATACAGGAAATACTGCTAGGTTTATAGACGCTATATTACCTCTTATACCAGAACCACAGCAGTTTAAGGTGAAAGGTATTAAAGTACCTACGGTGAATGGTAGAGACTTTATGGAAGCGAAGGGTATAGACGTAGGTAAAAAAGAAGAACGTAACGAGTTCGCGAACAAGTCCGTACAGCTTGCTACTGCCATCTACAACAACATCGACCCCGCAACAGGAAAAGTTAAGACAGGTCTTGCAGGATTTCTTCAACAGCTAGGTTTGGGAATAGCAGGTCCCGGTGGTCAGCTAGACCAGATTTTTGGAGGGTTGTCTCCTGACGAGTTAGAAGAGGGTACTAATGCAGATACTTTGCAAAAAACCCTAATGACTGCTTTGAAGCAAGTAGAAATAACAACACTAGAACAAATCGGTGAAACACAGCTTGCTACCATTCAGCTTGCCTATGCGAGGGCGAGGGCTGTGGATACCAACGGTAGACTGTCAGATAGCGATTTTAAGATTCAGCTAGAGGCTATTATCGGAACAGGTCTGTTCCAAAACACAAACGTTGCAAAGGGTAAGCTGAAAAAAATTATAGACGAATCAGCCCAGATGGTAGAGGATACTCAGTTCTACGTAAACTTCGCAAGCCGTCAAGTTAATTCTAAAGCTGCGCGAGAGTTCGTAGCCTATACTCGTGTCGTAGAGCCAGCCAAAAAAGAACACAGACGAAAGCAAGCCGGGGCTATCTCCGAAACAGCGTCTACGTCTATGCTATGGTCTGAGATGCAAAAGACTGGAACTTACAAGGATGTCTCTACTTATCAAAGAGACGGATATCAGTATAAGCGGGATGAAAATCTAAGACTTATAGAAATAAACAATACAACGGGTACAGCGCGAGTAGTGACCGACTCTTCCGAACTTCGTGATTTTTATGTAGCACCGGGAAGCGCAGTACCCACTCCGCCAGCTGCTAATCCTGAGGTAAGTCCTGCACCTGCCCCGTCACCTGATGATGCTGAAACTTCTGGCACAGGGAAGCCCGAGCCAGTTTCGCAGGAAGTCACCCCGACAATGATATCAGCCCTTAGTGCAGAGGGCATGAAGGCAAAGCCAAGTAAGACTGTGGCAGGTGCGTTCGATATAGGCGGTATGTTATATGACCGTGTTGAAATCAACAACCAAGTATATTACAAGCCTAGAGGAAAGTAAGTATGGCTCAATCACCTGTTATTGTGGATGAAACTTCTTATCTAGACCCAACTGCCGAGAACTTTAAACAAGCGTTCTCTGATTTAGAGACAATGCGCAAACAAGATGTTGCCATTCAAAAGGGCGAAAAGAAAGTACCAACTGCTGATGAGGCGTTTGTAGATTTTCTAAATAGCACAACACCTCAAGAAATAAATGAAAAGGGTTACACCAGCTTGGGCGATGTGGTTATCGACCCCGAGATTCTTGCAGAAGCTAGGCAGGACAACGCCCTACAGGCACAGCTATATGAAAAGTTCGTACAGTCATATAGAGTCCCGGAACAGGAACCCGGCAAACTGGCTGTAGGGTTTTCTACGCCAGACTACGCTGAAACAAACCTACCCGCCTATTTCAATAAATACCCTGAAGGCATACGAAAAAAACTTGAGAGAGTGGTGGATATAGACCGTTCTGTAGCGGATATTCTTTCTAAGTCAGACCTTCCACTAGAAGGACAAGAGCTACTTCTCAACGATTTTGTATCGGGTTCCTTAACCCGAGAAATTATGAGAACATACCGGGATATACCTTCGGATATATCACAAACGTTGCCCACTCTGGCAGGGATGGCATGGGATGCTGGTGCAGCAGGTCTTAAAACTGCGTACGACGGATGGGACACCGACATGTCCTTTGGTGAATACTTTTCTGCTTACTACGGCGAATACCAAAAGGAAGCAAACAGCCCTGTAACAACCTTCTTGCGGGATGCGTCTAACAAATCAGTTGTATTTAGAAGTGGCGCACAACGACTGTCGGCGTGGTATAAGGAAAAGTTTATTGAAAAGTACGGCGAGGATGGTTGGAAAATAGCCCATCAAGTACCCGCCACTGAATTGGATGTAGATGAATCTGGTCAAGTAATTGGCTTGAAGCAGAAGTACAATGAGGACGGGTCTATAGCGTACGAAGATAGTGTAGACCTCAACGTGTTTGAAAGCATCATAGGTAACTCGTTTGACCAGCTTACTTCTGGCGAAAAATCCTTTATGTTCTTTTCATCCAATGCACCGATAGTTCAGTTCAGTACGTTGATGAACGTCAGCAGAGGAGATAAGTGGTATCGTGCCGTTCAAGCTGCTCGTACACGTAATCCAGATAGATTCGGGTCTAATTTAACGGACTGGCAAGTTCATCTTTCATTATTAGAGGATGATTACGGCAAGGCTCTTACACATGTAATCAGCGGATTTAACAGAATTACTTTCGGAAAAGGTGCTATGGATAGGGGTAAAACCTTAAACGCACACCTCGCTAATCTAGGAGAGTACCAGTCTAAAGCAGCAAAGCTAGAAGACGAACTGTCAAAGTTAAGAATACAGTCAAGAGACATAGGTTCTGACCCTAGTATTCCTGACCAAATAAAAGATATCGAAACCGAGTTGGCATTTCTAGAGAAGAGCAGAAGCGCATACGTTAATAAATCTGGAAATAGTAAATATCTAAATCCGTTTTCTATCAACGCAGGTCTTGATGACGTTGCTGTATCTCTTGCAGCAGGTTACGTACCTGAATACGTAGGCATGGCCTTTAATGGCATGGGATTTGAACCTGAAATTCCAGAGATGTTATCCATGCTGACTTTTCCGCTTGTTGCTCCTTCCGCAGCCAGAGGAACTGTATCACTAGTAAGTGGAGCATCTAAATACGTACCTGTGATAAAGACAGGTAGAGAAGCTATAACTGACCTAGGGGTTTCTCTTGAAAATTCTGATTGGTTAAGTGTCGTCACACCCGGCATGTTGATACGAGGCGACACGGCTGAAATACGTGCTGCTGCCGCGCAAGTAGGTATGGAGTTGGACGACGAAACCATAAAGTCTATGGACTTCTTTTCCAGACTGATACGGTCTGCTAAAACCGACGTAGACATAGGCGGCGGTAAAACAGTTAACATGCAGCTAAAAATATACGACTCGCTGAAGAGTTATAACGGTGTTATGACACGTATGCAAAGCCGCATGAAAAACATGAGAACAGAGGCTGGTACTCGCGTATTTAGCGACGATGAGGTTAGGGAAAACATGGCTAATCTTCATCTTAGTCTCGCACATGCCAGCGGTCTCGCTCCGTTGGTAGCTGTTCAGGAACTTCAGATAAACAAACTTAAGCCCGGAAGTTTAACCAATCAAAACAGCCTTAACGAAGTTTTTAAAGCCCTGCTACAGGAAGAGGTTGTTTATGAAGGGATGAACACTAACCTTAAAGTTTTAACAGAGTCGCTAGCCAAAAAGAACATACAGCTAGATAGTAACGAGCCACTACAGCAAACTATAGACATGCTGTCTCGTGCTTCACAAGACGGGCTGGATAGGTTAAATCTAAAGAGACAACAGGCCGAAACAGCCTTGAATACCCTGATAGAAAAGCCCGGTGCTGTGACTTCTGAAGACCTAGACATGCTTACAGATATGAAAATACTTGCTATGGCCCCGGGAGCTAGAGCAGTTGTAGATAGAGCAAAAGTATCTGAGCAAGTTGCTGTGCAGATATTGGACAGTGCTTCTGATAAGTTGCTGGCTGCAGAGAGACTATCATCTGGCATGACAGACAAACAAGTTCGTGATGCGGTTTCTGAGGGTGCTGAGACACTATTTAGTACCGTTCTAGCAACAAGAAGAAGCCGAGGCAGTGCGCGGTACACAGACGTAGACACCTACGCTCAAGAAAACAATATCGAGATAAACCTAGATACCATTGTTGGCAAGATGCTGTCTAAAGACGAAGAGTTGCGCGGCAACGAGATAGATTACTTCTTCAAAGGCGGAAAGCAATGGTTGTCTGCAGAAGGTGGTATACTGAAGCAGACTTTCAACTCTATGGCTAAGAGGGGGCTTGTCGAACGGTATGGGGACGAAGAAGAAGTTCTCAAAATGATTCAGCTTGCTTTCGAAAACAAACAGATATCGTCCCCAACGTACACTGACTTCGCACTATGGGCTGCTGAAAACGCAAAAGAAGCCAGCCCGTTTCGCTTCTTCAAGGCCAGCGTGATGGAGACAGAAGATATTCGCAGGTTCTTCCGAGACAGACGCATAGGAAACTTAAAACAGGGCAATGTTACTAAGGCAGGTCTAGGCGCAATCGAGGCCGAGTTTCTAACTGCAATAGATGAAGTGTTCGATGCCGCCGACCCATCTGGGCAACTCACTCAAAAACTTGAAATTGCAAGAGCGGGTTGGAAACAGGACGTAGGTGACGTTACTGAAACAGGCACATACGGTGGAACAGTCACCAAAGGTCAGAAACGTGTAGAAACTATCGTGGACGAAAAGACAGGCGAAATTAGCACGGGCAAGATTATCTATAGCAGCCCTAGCGCACGACCTGAAAAGCCTCTTCTGGATATAGCAAAAGACTTTAGAAAGCTGATGAATGAAACAGATGTTTCTAAAAAGGGAGAGTTGCTTGTAGCGATAGGTCAAAACAGAGACTACCTAATGCAGTTCTTAGGGGCTGAACGTAGAAACGGTCAGTTTGTATTTAACCTTAGTGACCCTCTTCAGAATAAAGCTGCTAAACAGTTTGAAGGTTTGTTAGAAACCCTGCTGAACAAAGAGGGCAGCGACCTGCTACAAGGCACGTTCGCAGGAAGACAGCAGGAGATATCCCAGCTTCCCGAGCGTCTACGTCAGGATATTGAAATGGACCCGACATCTCGTTTGTTAGGTGGCGAACTTCCAGACTATGATTTTTCTAGAGCAAACCGTATGCTAGAAGCCGAAAGAGAATTACTGATTCCCGTTGTTAAAGATGCAGATTCTGACATCGAATATAGAAAGGGGCATACCGCACAACTGCAAAAGGAGTTCGCGGATGTGGATACGCTTCTAATGGAAAACGAACAGTGGCGTGGTTCTTACGATACGCTTATGAAGGATGCTAACACAGCTGGCTCAACACTCAGGATTGCTTCGCAGAGAGAGTACGAGAAAGACCTAGATATTAACAAGCAGCTAACAGAACTTATGAAAAACGCGGGTGACCCCGTCTCGTTCTTCAAGCAAAACTTTGCAACAGCAACACCTGCCTCTATACAGGATTTGCGTACTAAGCTAACATCTCAAGGGATGAAAGCAGAAGATGTGGATTACGCACTTAAGAACATGTACGTTCGCGGGTTAATGGAGTTAACAGGTCATCGCTATGTAAAAACCTCTGCTTTGAATGACGCTAGAGAAGAGATATCAGACTTGACCGTGCTGGTAGACCACGTAAGCAATCCTCCTAAGCGTACGGTTATGGACGAGGTGTTAGGTACGGAACACGCAAAGCACATGGAAGACATAGCCGAGTGGGGAATCTTTGCTTCAGGAAATGGTGCGGGTTTCAGAGCGTTGCCAGATACCAAGGGCATGTCAATAGACAGTGCTATCGCTCGTTTCTTCAACCTGTCTCGTGGTTTGGTCAGCCCTCAGTACGTAGCAACAGAAGTCGGACTTCGTGTTATGCTGAAAAGACGGCAGAGCCTGATTAAGTTCGCGTTGCAGGATAGAACTGCTGCTGGTATTCTCGGCAAGATGATGAGCAATCCCAAGGCAATTACCGACAAAGACATCAACACCCTGTCGCTGCGTGTACGCACATATATATTAGCAGGGGAAGGCGGGATACTCCGCACAGAAGGCGAAATACCCGCCTTGGATGTTTTCTTAGGAATAACCTTCGATGCCGAAGAAGGCACTATGACCATAACTGAGAAAGAAGCAGCCGCTCTTGAAGAGCAAAGAGACATACTTCGTGAAGAAGCAGAAAAGCTAGAGGAACAACCCGATGATGAACAATAAAAAAACCCGCAAAGCCTACGCCTACGGGTCTATGGTACGCAAACCAATGCAGATGGGTGGCACAGCAATGTCTGCCAATCCTATGATGCCACGAACCCAGCAGGGTATCCAACCAGCTATGGGTATGCCGAAGATGGCCTACGGCGGTAAGATGAAGCCTAAACGTAACGGGTAGAGTTCGCCATTACTTCGTCGCCCATCTCTCGCAGATAGCGAACGAGGCTGGCAACCTTGAACGTTCCCTCATATTCGGGGAAGCCCTGTTCCATCGTCTTGACAAACTCTTCTGGGTCTACCGCTTGGTAATCCAGTTCTACATGCCCCTCTGTGTTCATAGCACACGTTAGGGTGAACAACTCAGCTTTAGCTTTCTTTGCCATCTTTGTAAGCCTTAAATACATCGGTGGAAAACAGTTTCTGAAGGCTGAGAAGGTACATACGAGCCGCACCGTTATCCCCCCCGGATACGGTGCGTTTTTCGTCTAGGTTGTCTATTATGCGTTTGAGGGATGGCACGTCGAATACGAGGGTTGCGAAGGTCTCGTCTCCAATACAGAGGTTGTGAAACCAGTAGTCAGACTCTGTCTTGTTGATACCGCTAGGCTTACCATAGCACTCATATTCTATGGCGATGTTGCCAGTTCGAACCCACATGTCTCGCTCTGACTTCACCTCAATCTTCTTGTCCTGTAGCATGTCAGCAACACGCTTTTCGCGTACCTTGCCGTACTGCAGGTCGATATCGAACTTCTTGCGGTCTGCTACACACGGTTCAAGACTCATCTTTTTTCCCCCTAAATCTATGCTTGAAGAATACAACCACATTCAAGCCTGTGTTGATAGTTACCATAGCCAGCAACCACCATTGCCACCAGAGTAGCGTAAACTGTCCAGTATCGTCAAGCACTTTTCTCTGCCTGTTTCATTCTTAATTCTAACCATTCTTTATAGCAAGGATGTCCTTTGGGTGGGTCGTGCTGAACCCAGCCATCCCCTCGCTTCCATACAAGCCTACTCATCCTTCAGATGCTCCGTATCTTCCAATTCATCTATGTGCTTTTTGATTAAAGATATTAGTCCTACTTCAATTAAGACATTTTTTGTAAAAGGCGAACACTCCATCTGCATGGTTGCTGAACCATCTTCGTGTTCTTCATATCCTGTAATTTTAATTAGATTGTCTTCGATATCTTCTGTCATTTTTCATTTTCTTTATGTTAAGTTTTTCTTGTTTTTTTAACACATGATGCTGGCTATGTAAAAAGAATTTAATTTGTTTAACATATAAACTGGTGCTGGCAGTCACACATCCATTCTCTTAGCTTTCCCGGCCTATCCCTACCACAAGTGGCCTCTTGATTTAAAGGGTCTACGGAAAGTACCAGCATAATTTGGGATGCCCTATACCAACCCTTTCGGGATTATTATTCCGAATTTACCATACGAATTAAACAAATCAACCCCATCGGGACGTAGCATATATAACACGTTAATTGCCTTAATGCAACATGTATAATACACTATGCTGCATTTATGTCAACTACTTCGCACACACCAGCAGTACAAGCAAGTTCGCGGGAACCGCTAGTACTGTCTTCTTTCTCGAACAGGGATAACTGATTCCAATCCAGCTTTACCTCGCCGTAGGTTTGCTGCCACTCCAGATAATCTTCCCGTTCCATATCCTGATAGGGGGCTTGCTGGTATGTGTGGTCGCTGTGCGGCAAGAAGGATACCCCAGAAGCCACGTCAAAGTTTTCGTACACCCACGCCCCTACTTCCATCCACTCGTCTTCCTTGACAGAGATAGTTACAGATGGCTTGTGTTCACACCAATGCAGCGCGTATGTTTTCCACAATTCTAGCTGTTCGATAGCTGTCATCTGCGTACGTGTTACCGCACCCTCTGGTGACTTCATAGCAAACGAGAACACGGTTGTCGAGTCCGGCTTCATCACGTCCCGCTCGTTTGGAACACCCGCCTCAATCATAAACTGTGTCAACGGGTCTTTGTTATCCCCGCGAACCGTCCTGATATAATAGTCGTTGTGACGTGCGTGGATACCGCTAGCTGTGTCTGTTAACTGAGATACCGTACCAGACGGCTTAACACAGGTGATTGCAGCAGACTGTGGTATACCTAGTTTGTCTGCATACTTCTTGTTTGTATCTACCGCTTCCTGCCGCATCTCCTGTAGCCACTTAGGGCTGTCTACGTTTTTTGACAGCACAGCGTGGTCCATGATACCAGTGAGGGATACACCCAGCAGTCTTTCTTCTTCTGTGTTCTTCTTCCATACGTTTCGCAGGTACTTGAAGTCAGTCAAGGTTGACTGCAGTGTACCCAGTATGGTTGCTAGGCGAACCTTGCGCTTCAAGCTGTTCAGGTCATCCGATTCCCTGACCATCACCTCTGACAGGTTACAGAACTGGTACGGACGCAGGATGATTTCGGAACACGGGTTAGTACCCCACATGTGTCCTGTCTCCCGCCGCTCGTTCCGGGCAACCTGTTTGTCAGCAGCCTCACGGTTGAACATACCCCGCTCACCAGACTTGCTCTCGTACAGGGCAACCCATTCCCGCATGAACGTACCCATCTCTGGCTTACCCTTGTAGGCTACAGAGTTATTAGCCAAGGCACGTTGGCCTTCGTTCTCCCACCACATACCAGACTTAGCATGTGCCATTTGGTCGTCGTTCAAGTTTGACAGACTAATCAGTGCTGACCGTCTAACTCCCCCAACAACTACAATCTCCCCAATCTTACACATCAGGTCGTGACACTCGATAGGAAACAGTTTGCGTCCCTGTGCTTTCTTGAATGTCTGCACAACAAAGCGAAACAGGTCATCCAACGGTTGTGGCCCTGATGCTCTACCGCCCATAGTCTTCAAGCGTTCACCTGCCGCACGAACTTGTGACATGTCCCATGTTGGAATCTGTCCTGCATACAACAGGGCAATCAGTTCGCGAAGTGACTTAGCCCATCCCGGCTTGGAATCACCCACTTTGATTACGGTGTCGGTGTTGTGCATGGCATCGCTAATTACAGGCAGTTTGTCTACGTTCTCACGCTCAACAGAAAAACCTACCCCAGTACCACACATCAAGATGTACATGCACTCGTCAAACGAACGAGGGCTGTCTACTGGTATGTAGCTACAGTTATACCCTGAGATGTTATCCCGTGCCAGAGCCGGACCAGATGTCATCATCGCTCTCATGCTGGGCATAATCTCTAGGTTTAGAATAGCCTCGCGGATATCTTCTACATCCTTCTTGGGCAGTTCGAACTGATGCTTGCCCTTCGCCTGATTGACCATGAAGTTGACGTAGCGGTCAACCGTCTCGTGCCAATCCTCACGACGCTGTTCGTCATCTAGCCAACGTGCATAGCGTGACTTGTGGATGAATTGTTGATAGGTGGTTGGTAACATGTTGCTCATGTCTTGTTCCTCTCTTTTGTTTTTATTTCGTTGCCGCAGACATAGCACGACATTTTGTAGGATAGCTTGCGTAACACAAGCGGTATGTATTGCACATTCTTACAGTGCTTGCAAATATGTTTAAGAAGATTCTTCATTTTCTTTCGGTAGCCAAACATCGACATCGCTGTTGCAGTTTGGACAATGTAGATTTGTCAGCATAGCGAAGTTTTCGGTTTCTTCGGAGATGTCGTGGTCACTATCCCAGATTAGTTCTGTTTTACAATGCCAGCAGTTCATCAGGATTTCTCCTCTATCAGTCTTCTGAGGTAGAACTCTGCTTTTTTGAGGTCTTCGATTCCGTTTTTGTATCTGTATCGCCAGAGGTATTTGAGTATGTTTCCTTGGAGATAGAACTCGTAGCCATCACCCGTCGCCGCCTTGATTGCATCGATGCACTCGATACCTGCCTGATTATAGTGTGGGGGCTTGTTAACCATATCGACATTGCCGTACGCCTCTTTACCTGCTTGTTCGTTTTCTTCGTCTAGCTGCTTCATAATGTTATAATAGCTGGTCATCTGTTATCACCACTACCCTTCAGTTTGTTTTCCCGCGAACGCTTCTGTAGTTTGTTCACGTTCATCTCAGCTATGTCCTGCATGGAATACCCCAAGTCATTAGCCAGACTTGCAATGTACCACAACACATCACCAAGTTCAAGGGCAATCGCATGATTCGAGTCAGTGTTGCCGTCGCGTATAATCTTCTTGACCTTGTCAGCAACCTCGCCAGCTTCCCCTGCCAAACCTAACGCAGGGTAAACAACCTTGTACTCGTCCGGGTAAATAGCCGTCTTCAGGGCTTCTTTCTGATAGTAGTTTATGTGCCACTGGTCTTTCATTGCTTCTCTCCGAAGTTCACCTTAACTATGTTGTCCTCGCGTTCGATAACCTTGTCGGTTATCTCCTGCAAGTTCGCGGCATCCTCGTCGTCTTCGAACTCCGCCCGGAAACTTTCGGCTAGGTTGATGAAGGTGATACGAGCCATACCCGCATCCCACACACGCTCGAAATCATTCTCAAGCATCTCAATCATGCCGTTCAGGATAACCATACCAGCAGGTACGTCTTCCACATTTACCATGTCGGGTTCGGTGGTATCGTACGCTGTCATGTTGAAGCTGTCGGAATCTGTGTTGTTAAGAATTAGGTAGAACCTGTTCTTCAACAGGCTGGCCTTTTCCATCTCGCGTTCTAGGTCTTCACTCATTTTAACCACTCCTCAGGTATAGCTTTCTCTGCCCACTCGAAACCATGCTTGGTTGCCCACATGGCATAGGTGGTTTTACTGCCTCGATAAATCTTGTTGTTCGCATTTAGGAAAACGAACCTGATATCTAGGTCTGGGTACTGCTGTTTAATCAGTATCATCTTGACACGGTCACCCTTATCTAGGTGGCCTTTCGCTTCTATGTACAAATCTTTATGTGGGATGTAAAAGTCTGGCGTATAATTACGGGGCTTTGGTATATACGTCAGCTTCTTTGTTTCGTATTCAAACGAGATGTTTTTTTCTGCAAGAGACTTGGCTATGTTGATTTCGAACATAGACCGATATTTTGTATTTCTCATAATTCTAGCAGGGGATACGCAGTCTTTGCCAGACTTAGCCGCTTTAATAGATACTGTTCTACTTTTGGTGTATGCTTTTCTAGGTAGTTTAGTTCTTCGCTTAACAGCATTGTCGGTAGACATACAGTAACGCCCATCCTCAGGTGGTGATTGATTTGTTGAAATTGCTCTTCTATAAGCACGATGTCCCTAGCTTCTGTATCTGCAACTAGGTAACCACTGTCGGTATAATTATTACGAAGGGTGAGGGGCAGAGAGTTTTCCAAGCCGCGAACATGCACGGTTGCTGGGTCACCGCCCCTCTTCTCATGTGATTCCACATAGACACACCGCAGGGCTGGGTTCATCCCCAGCAACTTCCTCGGATATGTCTCTGTGTATAACAAGGGCATTACAGTTCTCGTTTGACAATCTTGGTGTACCAAGCCTTCGGTGGGAACTTGGCCTTAGATGTTACCTTATCATGGTACTCAGCGTTCTTCCAACACTTTTCTTTGAAAGAGCAGAAAGTACACGTCTTTGGCATCAGTTTGTTACCTGTGTAAATCTTCTCTCCCTTGACCGTGTAGGACTCATCTACAGCTTCGAAGGGTATTTTGAACTTCTCGTCTTTAGTTAGGCTCTCCACGCGGCTGTGAGCGTCAGCAATGTACCTTTTACGGTCTTCTTCTTGGTCGTCCGGTGCTTCAACGAAGTCCCACTCCCCAGAAGATTTGTTGATTGCTATCCAACCACCGAAGGGCTTGCCCTGTGATTCAGAGTATAGATAGCCCTGCATGATGTAGCCGAAAGGGTCATCCTCTTTGATTACATCGTAGCCGCCCCGTCCTGAGAACTTGTTTTCGAAAGACCAAGGGCTGGTAGACTTGATGTCCCAAACCTTCTCTTCACCATCTTCTAGGATGATGTCGAGAGTACCCTGTATCTTCTCCCCACCAAGTTCGAGTTCGCAGGGTGTTTGGGTGTCAATCACCTTAACGCCAGCAGCCTTCATAATGAAGACAGCTACTGCCTCAACGAGGTCACCCATCAAGAAGCGCATCGTGTCGTTGTAGGCCACCTCTTGGGTGTGTCCCTGTTTCTCCAACTTCTGTTGACAAAGAGGACGGCCTAATCCAGACATACGCATACGATACTCACCCCGTGGTGATAGCTGCTTACGCAAAGATGCCTTGCAGTCTTCGCCAAACTCTTCTATCAGGGTGTGTAGGCTGGAAGAGTCAATCTCCCCCAGCCCAGCTTTCTTGAGAAAGTCCTGTATTTCTACAAGGGCTATCATCCGGCTAACCGATTAGCAAGGTCGACATCTTCATCAGACATAAGCTGCTTCAATGCTTCCCTGTGTTCGCCGAGAATCTTAGCGTTAGCTGCTCCAACAGTATCCAAGAACTTCTGCATCAGTTCCTTACGCTCTGGAGTAAAGGAAACTTCCTTAACCAACTCAGGCTGCGGAATCCAGTAGGTAACCCCACCGTTAGCCATGCGCTTGGTCTTCAGTTCGACAAGAGCAGTAGGTAGCGGAATCTTACCCAGCTTCTGCTGAATAAAGTCGTTCATAGGGCGGAAGCCAGAACGCTTGAAGTAGCCAACGAACGGTAGGTTTTCTACGGGGGATGATTCCCCTGCGGCGTTGACGGCATCCTTCATATCTAGCTGACCGTAGATTATTATATTACAGGTCACCGACTTACTCAGCAACAGGCGAGGGTCATCCTCTGCCAAGTCTTGCTCCTCACTACGAGTAAGCCTACCACACTTCATCCCACCAGAGTTATCTGGAAAGGCTTCAGTCATCTTCTTCCGCTGAACTGAGCGGCAAGTAAACGCACCTTCTTCTTGGTCGTAGATAGAATACTCGAAAGTTCGCAGCATCGGGTTGATAACCACAGAGTCAGCGTAGACGTTCTCAGAACCGTTCCACACCTTCCAAGTCCCACGCTTGAGCGTATGACCCTCTTCAGTATCCGCATCGTAGTTGATACGCAAACTTGCAAGAGAGGACTGCTTGGACTCAGCAACCCCATCCTGACCAAGAGCCGCCAGCAAAGCGTCCTTATCATCCGAAATATCGACAGAAAACTCATTCATTACCATTTCTAAATCTGTACCCATGTCAATCTCCATTGGGCTAAAGTTGAACGTAAAAGGATTATACCTCAAACACTGCTTCTAAGTCAAGCCAGTTTTTTCCCATTTTTAATTCTATACCCACTGGCATGGTATATTCCTTGTTATATCTGCGCTTTGTCTCCTGCGGCAGACACAACATTGCCTTCGACATAACCTGAATACACTGCTCTTCTTCACCCGGATACACGTCAATCACAATGGAATCGTGTACTGTGTTGCAGATAACAGACTGCATCCCAGCCATGTCTTGGTGCAATTTTACTAGAGCCATCGGCAGCAGGTCAGCCGTGGCAAATCCTTGAACAGGGTAGTTACAGATAGCTGTACGGTTGGTAGCCGTACCCCACTCAGTCCACTTGGCATCGGGGAAGGCATACTGTCTACCAGACGGCAGGGTAATCTCCTTCTTGGTTACCGCATCCTTCTGCAGAACCTTATGCCATTCCGTAACGCCACGATACTTATCCTTGAAGGCACGGTAGTAGCGTTGCTGGTCTTCCGTCCCGCTAACCCCGCCATATAGCGGCTTGAAGGTGTGGGCTTTTGCTTCCTGTCTTGTACAGCCAATAACGCTGGCAGTATAGCTATGCACATCCGTACCAGCTTCTACGTCCGTCAAGACCATCTCATCGTTAGCTAGGAAGCCAGCAACCCTGAACTCTAGCTGGCTGTAGTCGCCTTCTAGGATAGAGCCACCCTCGAACCTACTCTCTACTGCCCTGCGGATAGCAAAGGTAGAACCACGGGGCATATTCTGGAAGTTTGGATTACGGGAAGACAATCGGCCTGTTGCCGTCACGCACTGCATGAACTCTGTGTGGATGAAGCCGTTGCCGTCCATGTTGTTCTCCATGCCCTCAACAAACGAGCGGAGATAGGTTCGCAGGGCAGAGTATCGAATATAGGACTGTGCGAACTCTCTAGCATCCCCTCTCAGGGATAGCGACATATCTTCTAGGGTTTCTTTATCTGTCTTGAAACCACCAGCGGCAACATCGAACGCATCACGGGGAACCATCTTGAACCCAGCAACCTCGCTAGTATTTGTATATACAACACCCTTACCGTCACACGTCTTACAAATGCGAACAGCCTTACCCATCGAACCATCCTTACGCAGAGGATTGTACCTGCCCTTGCCACCGCAGTCTTGACATTGCGAACCCACAGTCTTGTAGACCACGTCAGTTTCCCGCAGCACATATCCCTTGAACTCTCCGCGGGACATACGCTTACGCATCTTAGGCTTTCTAGTTGCGCCACGCATCTCGTGTCCTAAGTTGAACAGGACAGCCCAACGCTTCTTGTCAACAACCTTGCACGAGTACATCAGCATAGACCTGTCGTCTGGACTGTCGAGATTGACGGGGGTATCGCCCATCGCGTTCGCGGCTAGTTCGTTTAGTCTGCGTTCTAGCTGGAATAGTTCCTGTTCGTATTCTTCACGAATCTCAGCTAGGGTTGTCTTGTTTATCTTGATGCCGTTCTGTTCTATATGAGCCAGAACGTTCGTCATTTCAAGCGACAGACGAAGCGTCGGTATTAGATTTGTCATCAAACAATTCCTCAAATGTTGTGCCAAAGGCTTTGAGTTGGGCGGTTGCCACCTGTTCGGTAGCAATCACATCGGCAATGCCATATTCTACTATCGTATCCCACGGGATGTCAAAGAATGTTTTGCCTTCCTTGAAGTAGGGCGTGATAAGGTCTTTCTCCTTTTGCACTCCACCATACTTCCCTGCAACAGCAGCAAGGTTGAGAGGCCAACGTCTGGCCTTCGCCAAAATATATTCCGCAACCATCGTATCATATACGTGTCCCTCGTACTTAAAGTTGCACTCGCGTATCCACGACAGGTCGAACTTGATGTTGTGACCTACGACAACGTCAGCAAGGGTCAGGGCATCTTGGAAGATGTTGAAACCATCGTTGCTAGGTTGCTGAGTACTGTGGTCGAAACAAAGGTAATGTACCTTATCCAAGCCCAGCCATTTATACCCCACAGATACTAGCGTGTTGCCAAAGTACGGCAGGGGTGTAGATGAGCCGTTGGCTTTTTCCTTGTGGGTTGTTTCTACGTCAAAGGTTAAGACTCGCATGACGCTCCCTTTCTTGTTTGTAAGATTTTACAGAATGACAGTTCTTGCACAAGACCTGACATTTACGTATTTCAGAAAATAACTTCTTAATGCTGCCTAGTGTCAAACGGGATACTGCGGCAACCTTGTTAGAAGCATCTACATGGTCAAAGTCTAAGGCACAACCATTCTGATTATAGCCGCACGAAGAGCATCCCTTTCGCATCTTATACTGATTAAGTATATGCTTACGCCTATCACGTCTACGTGCAGCATAGATTACTTTAGCAGCTTTCTGTTTTGGGGTTCTAGCTGGCATCAGTAGTATACCCCCGTGTGTACATCGATGTGGCTGGTAAACATCCCATGCCACCCATTCAGTTTGTTCTTAGAGATACAGATGTGTCGTGCTGTGTTCTCTTCTTCAGACGTGCCAGTCTTGCCGATACCGATGATGACATCCGCCTCACCAGCCTTACCAGTTCGCGAACCATCTAGCATGGAATAGTCGATGAACTGTCGGTCATGTGCCTCGAAGCTGGCTTGTGACACAGACCATAACAGAAGTTTGTTACGCTTGGCAATCTCTCTCGCAGTAACATATATTTCCTTCAGCTTCTCATCCCCACGGTTGAACTCGCCACCAATCCTGAACTTATCAAGCTGGTCACAGAACATGATGTCCGGCTCGTTTAGCTGGGCGTACTCGTTCAGTTCTTCCATAGACGTGCCTACCGAATCCATAACAACTAAGTACGGTGCTACTTCTTCTTCGAACCGTTGCTGCAACGTGTGTCGTTCCTCAAGCATCTGTTGTCGCGTACGTTCAAAGAATGACTGAATGATACGCAACTTAATCTTTTCGGCTGGTTCTTCGTTCGCCCAGTAGACTACCTTTTGTTTGTTGCGTATGTAGTTCGCGGCAAGGAACGCACAGAATGTTGTCTTGCCTACCTCTGGACGGGCAAAGATAATCCCAAGGTTGCCCCTGTCCATGCCTGACAAGTTCTCTGACAACAAGTCCCAGCCGAATGGGAAGTCAGGTTCGCCTGTCTCTTCCTCTACTAGTTGTGTAAAGTCTTTATCCATCTCACTATAGGTTGTCTTATCTGTCATCCGCCCATCTTCAACCATGTCGATAAGCGTCTTGAGTTCGCCAAAGTGTTCCGATTCGCCAGTAAAGATGGCAATCGCCTTCTCACCAATCTGTCTAGCCCTGTCCCGAACCCAGAAATTCTTGACCACATCCAGTTCGAGGGACATCTCTTCCGATACTTTCTCGGATAGGTTGTTAAGTATACTATATATCTCGCCTACTGCGCTAGATGGCATTGCCGGATTGCGGTCACTGACAAGTGCGGCAACCTGATTCGGAAGTAGGTTAGTAGAGTATTCCTTATGAGCGTACGCAATCACGTCAAATATCGTCGCGTCTCGTCCCGCGAACATATCCTTACTGACAATGTTCTTTACCTTGTTGTAAAAATCGTAGTTAAGGATGTAGCCCAACACCTGATGTTCAAGTGTATTGGGCGAGTATTCTTTCTCTGGTATCATTATCCATGTCCTTCAAGTCTTGATTCAAAATCATTAAGTTGGTAGGCACAATGCCTTGTAATTTTCTTACAATTTGTAGGGCTTTTTGGGTAGCATCCTTATCAAGAGCCACAAACACCCGTTCGTACTTTCGCAAAACAGCAACGTGGCTGTCAAGTAGATTAGTTCCAAGCAAGGCTATTCCTGTAATATGACGCGAAACAGAACAAGCACTAGCACAATCTTCAACAAGTACACAGCTACCATGTCTTCCAGATACAAAAGGTAATCCAGATTTTCCATATCTCCACCACTTGGGCTTCTCACCCGTAAGAGTTCGACCTGCGGCATCCACCACCTTACGCCCATCAGTAATCATGTAGACAATTCGGTTGCGCTGAAAGTCGAACCGCAAGTCTACACGACCATCGAGATACGCATCGTAGGCATGAACCCGCTTGAGGTAGGCAACTGATTCGGGACTGCGCGATATCGGAACGAACGTGCTGGGAATCTCGAAAGCAGCACTACCCACCGCTGGAGGAACAGAAGATTTCTTGTTTGCTTTCAGTAACATAGGGTGTGTTGCCACATCCTTAGTTAAGCGAAAGCCTGTCCGTCCCGAAGCAGAACAGTCAGCATGGAAACAGTGATATAGGCGTTGCCCATTCTGTTCGCCCACGCTGAACGTGTTCTTTTTACCACACATCGGACAATCCATACGCAACCGCCCATTGGGTTGCAGGGGTAAGTCCATCACAAATTCTGTTATCCAGTTAGCCATGACAAATCTATACGACAAACTAAAAATGTTGTCAACATGATTTTTTTTGTTGACCAGCTAATCCATCCGTGCTATTAGGTAGGTATACCCTGTAAGGAAACCCTGTTATATTACTTATTATAATAATTGTTATATTATGTTATGAAAAAAAGAAACCCTATAGCTAAACAAATACGTAACCCTACTTATAGGACAAGAGTTGTGCCTAACAAACGAGGCGTAGACGAAACCTATGACTGGGTTGCTGAGTGGATGGATGGAGACAATGGCGAGACCACTGAAGATAGAAGAGAAGACAAAGACGTACAATCTACTGATGACAGTGGGTCAGTATGACAAACTGGCTAGCATATCGTCTGAGAGACAAAAAACAGAATTAGAACAAGTCAGTGTTGCTGACCTAATACGGGAAGCAATCGATTTGTATATCCATGTAATTGAACAGGAATCGGAAGATGAAAAGACGGGAACTGAAGGCTGAAGTAATCGAACGCGAGTTTGACGGGGCGTGGCAAGTAGTTACGCCAGCTAGTTTAGTCAGGCTAAACGAGACAAGCCGCGAACTTGTTAGGAAGGGCGAGGCTGTCGACCTGACAAGGTGGATAACGGTGTTTGTTGGAAAAAGTAAAAAAGAATGTGACAAATGGCTTGACACTAACGCTGGTTCTGTGTTAAGACTAGGTACGCCCTATGAGGTTGCATAGACATAGGGTGTCCTTTCTGTTGGTTGGGAGCGGGGTTATCTTTCGGGATAGCCCCATTTCTTTTTGTGCTTGACACGTTCGATAGTTTCATGTATAGGTAATGAAACTGCAGACAGATAAGGAGATTAACAGATGCGGTATATAGCTAGAGTAATGACGATGGGGGATATGTCACCAGCGGGATTATCCAAGGCATACTACAATTCACCAGATGGCGAACCAGAAGACATTGTGGTAGAGGTGCTAGGTTACTATGATTCTTACGAGGAATTACAAGATGCCGCAAAGGAACATGGTGCATACTTCGATGATAATTATGGCGAGGGTAGCGGGTGTTGGCTAGAAGCAGAGGAATTAGACTATGACTGACACATTACACATACCAGAATTTGCACATGGCTATCTGCTATCGCAATCATACATGATACTTTATGATGTTCTAGAGGGCGGTGCAACAGACGAGGACTGGCAACAGATAAATGATGTGCCCTTGTTTGCTGGTAAACATTGTGAGTACGCTGATTACGACCTGAACTTCTGGTACAGCGAAGAAGAGGACAAGTGGCACTGCACTGCCTACGAGATATGGCGTGATGAAGAAAGTGTGGCGCACACCAAGACAGACGAATGGCGGAGACTTTGGTAATGGGAAAGATTAAAAGAATACACGTTAATCAGCACAACATCCGGCACAACAGCAAGACTGGTGATGCCAAGCCGATTGTGTCTGTAAAGTGTGGCGGCAAAAATTATACTGGACATGGCGCAGAATTTATGGTAGGACGTTTGGTCTATTCGCCAGACAAGCCGCTATCATGTGGTGCGAAGGTTTGGATAGAAACAACAGAGTGGGTCAAGATACTTGACGCAAACGGTGAAGTAGAAGAGGTGATATTCGCATGAGTATGTATATAAAGAACCGCCCCCTTGTCGAGGCAGTCGGCATACCGTACGTCCAAGCCCTGCGCGAATACCGCATGATGTTAGAAGACCAAGAGTGGGAGCATGACAAACCGCCCACGCATAACCAGCTAATCTGGCTACGGTATTTACAAGAGCGGGTGGATGCTGGGGCTGGTACGTTTTACACAGGATTGGAGACGATAAGTTATGACTAAAAAGATTACAGAAGATATGGTCTATTTATGGCTGGGCAGTGATACCTTGCCTAGCGAGATACACGAAATCCTAGCCGAATTAGCGAACGGGGAATATGACCCTATGCAGATGAAACAAGACATTATCGCAACAGTGGGAGAGGATTTTGAGTAACCACGCGAACGAGGCGGCTATCGAACAGCTAGCAGAAACTGTGCTAGAATTAACTGTAGAGGATTTCTTAACGACCCTACGCTTACGCAACATACCTAGCCACGAACAAGCCCAAGCGGCAGTAAACGAACTAATTACCGAAATGTTTTTTGAGAGGTCACACTAATGGCAAAGCAACTTAAAGATATGACAGTAGACCAGCGCATCCGTCACTGGGCAAGAGAACAGGAAAAAGAACGCAAGAAGAGACAAGAAGTTATCGACAAGCTATCCCCGCAACAGATACTTGCCGTACATACCATGTATAAGCTGTCAAAGGAAATAACAAACGAAGCCCTGCATGGTGGCGGGGTACGGTACATCTATTGCGACCTGTTCAACGAACTAGAAGAAGCGGTGCAGTCCGTACACACGCAGTTTAACATGAGCGATGACAAATGATAAACGCTTATCCAACCATCACTGAATATAGCACACACAAAACAGAACTGTTCAACGTGACAATTTCTGTAACGCTAGACAAAACAATCAGGGTACGGGCTATCGACAAAGAAGAAGCCTTGCAACTTGCGACAAACCGTACACTTAACAAGACAAAAGCATATAGACGGTCTGGGCATGATGTCTTTTCGGTGGAAGCAGAGATAGCTGACAAATGACAAACAACCAACCTGACAAATCCCCCACGCTAAATGTGACAAATCCGCCACGCCATCACCCCGGGAACGTACCTGAGTATTTTTGCGATTGCGGGGCTAGGGCGGATGTTTGGGATAGCTGGGGGGTTTACTGTGCCGGGTGCTATATGGATAAAGAGCAAATAAAACGGCCTTGACAATCTGGCGTTTATTTGGTAGGCGTTATCTTATCAACAGAAAAGGAAACGCAACCGATGAAAAAAGCAGATATAAATAAGCCAGCCGTTACCATGTACCCAAAGGCTAGGCGTGTTGTTCAAGATAGCGTAAACGTATTAAAGCAGTCTAAAAATGCCAAGATAGCCGACAAGGGAAAATTGCCCGTAGTTAAAAAGGGCAAGTTTGCCGGATATGTTATCTTTACCTTGACGCTAGAAGAGCGGGCGACCTGTCCCCGCGATTGCTATCATTGGGATGATTGCTATGGTAATAATATGGCCTTTGCCCACCGTTTCCAGCATGGCGCGGAACTGGAAAACAAACTAGAAAAAGAGGTGCGCGAACTTTGCGCCACTTATAAAGGCGTTATAATCCGGCTTCATGTTCTGGGTGATTTCTATTCGGTGCAATATGTCCGGCTATGGCATAAACTGATGACCCTGTATGACAATCTGGCGGTCTGGGGCTATACTGGCAGAAAACCAGCCAGCGATATCGGCAAGGCTCTTTTATTTAATCGTGAGCGGTTTGGTATGCGCTGGTCTGTCCGTTTTTCTGATGCGGCAGATATCCAGCTTGCGGCTATGTCCCGCGAACGTGCCGAGCCAATCAAAGGCCAGTCGTTTGTTTGTCCAGAACAAACTGGGGCGGCTAGCAATTGCGCTAATTGTGCGCTATGCTGGCATCAACCGGAACAGCAAGTAATCTTTTTGACCCACTGATGACAAATAGGCCACGCTAAACCATGACAAATAGGCCACGCTAAAGAATTGGGGATATATCACAAGCGCGGGGTTTCGTTTCCTTTGCCCGTTGCTGGTCTGGATATATCGAGCAATCCGCGAGATTTGGGGGCGGGGTTGCTGGGGGCGTTGTTTCGGCAGCGTCCCCATTTTTTATTTGACAATCTGCATAAAATATGGGTTAAGATTCAAGGGCGGGGTGACCCGTATCAATCAACCAAATGGAAGGGGCTTTATTATGCCACTAGATTTAACTGTAACAAACCAGCCAGTCACCGAAATCAGGGACGGGCTGGAATACAAACATACCGACCCGAACGATTTATCTTTGTTCACTGATAGGGCTGTTTTCGAACGTGTCCCGACCCTTGCCGATATTGACGGCCTACCCAAAGCGATGAACGGCTATGATGCTATCTTTAACCGCGCAACTGGTCAGCTTGTTGATATGCGGCCTATCGCTAAATCATACCAGCTTGTCCCTCATCAAGATATGCTGGCCGCGCAATCCCGCCAGCTTGCCGATAGTCAGCTTGCCGGGGAACGTGTCGAGATAGTCGATAGGCTATTCGAGGCGGGGAAGAAAGCCCACCGAACAATCTATTTTCCGGATAGAAAAGCAGACGTGAAGAGCCGGGCGGGTTCTGATAGCGTTGTTCCGCGTTTGGATGTTTTCAACTCTATCGATATGTCATGGTCTTTTCAGGTATTCAGCGGGGCTTATCGTGACCTCTGCCGCAATACCTTAGTTTTTGGGGGGCAGAAGGCATATCACCAGAAAAAGAAACATACCCGCAATCTAGATACAACGGCCTTAACAGGTAAGGCGATGCTGTCTCTGGATATGTTTACAAACCAGCGCGAATTGATGGATAGCTGGGCGGCAACTGGGTTAACCGAACGGCAATTCCGGGATATCCTTGAAGGCACTATCTGCCAGCGTCCGGCAAGGCCAAGCGATAAAGACGATGCCGAGCCAATCAATAAAAATCTGCTAGATTATCTGCTGTACCAGTATCGGGAAGAGACCGAAGAACTGGGCGAGACCCTTTGGGCGGGTTACAATGCGCTTACCCACTGGGCAACCCATACCCTTGAAACGCCCCGGGCTAAAAAGACGCAGAAATCCCACGACGTGACCCGCAAGCGCAATGACCGGGTGCGGGATGTGCTAACCAGTGAAGGCTGGCAGGAACTGGAAAGGGTTGCCGCTTAATGGAAGCCTTATATGTAATCTATCGAACAATAACTGTTGTTTTATTGTGTCTGATAATATATGCTGTATTTATCGCTAACTAAACAGAAGGGAAATAATGCGATGTTAAACCAAATTAAAAACCAGTTAAACCTTGCTATCCGCTCCAGTAATCAGGCGGCAGACCATGTCCAAAAGGCGTTTGAATTGCTTTGCGAACTGGAACAAACCACCCCGGCGAACTTGCAGGGGGCAACCGTCCGGATTATCCCGAACAAACTTAGCCGGGAAGAACTGGCCTTGAATAACCAGCCAGCCAGCCCGGCAACTAAACAGGCGGCAGTTTTGGCGGCCTTGTCCCGTCCCTATCCCATTACTAAAAAGACCATTGTTCAAGAAACCGGAATTACCCCGGCTAGCTTCTATAATCATGTCTATATGTTGCGGGGTAAGGGTTATAACATCCGATGTTACCGTGAACGCGGTGCGCCTAAGTATCGGCTGGCTAAGTAAGGGGGGCTGGCTATGTATCGCAGAACCGATGCAGAAAACCTTGTAGATAGCTTGGCGGGGATTATCCGCCAAGTTAACCGCGAGGAAGAACTGGTTACCCGCTCCGAACTAGAAGAGCAAATAACCGACCATGTAGACGGGCTAATAAATGAAAGGCTAGCCGACCTGATAAACAACCGGGTTAAAATTGAAATATCGCTAGATTGAGGAAGGGCGAAACCATGCTAAATAATAAAAAAAATATGATGTTTACTATCACCGAAGATAACGCAGAGGAATTTGCGGTTATCCCGACCCGTGACCTTGAAAATATCATGCGGTCAGTCCAAGGCGTTGCCAGTCATGCTCATGCCTTGCAGGAACTGATGCGGGCGGCTGGGTTTGATACCTTTGCCATGAAGAACTCTGTTAAAACCCTTGCCGATATCCCGGCATTTAGCAGGCCGGAATAATGGAACTGTTAACAATAATAATAACTATCTGGATTATTCTGGACTAGCGCGAACTATCCCGCGAAACTTGCCCCGGCTATATGCTGGGGCTTTTTTTTGCCGTGAAGCCTGAATAACAACTAGGGGGCTGTTATCCTTGGGATTTACCGGGCGGGGGTTGTCCCGGGAAGCCGTGTTATATCAACCGTAAAGGCCTACCCTTTCGGGTTTACCGTATCGCTAATATGACAAATGACAAGACGTGTACGTGCGCGGGCGTGCGCGATATCCCTTGTGGGTAGCCTTGCGGGGTTGCTGGGCTAGTTTGCCGGGAAAGGCGCGGGCGGTATCATCAGCGATATGGTTAAATAAAAATTACCCAATGCGGGTACGCATGGGACACCGGGGACCCCCCGCATTTGCTATGCAATCCCGACATATTTTCTCTATTTTGGGGTTTTCTGTATAGGCTTCCCGGCGGTCTTCCCGGCGAACGTGTAAGGTAACCCTACTAATAGACCGCCCCGTTACTTACTGTGCTACTTTTGGACAATAAAAAAGGGAACCCAACTATGGTTCCCGGCGAACGTGTAAGGTAACCCTACTATTAGACCCTGCTAATAGCCCTACAGTTAGTATGGGGGTTTACCCGGCGGCTAGATACAGCCAGTATGACAACGATTTCGCAATCTGTCAACCCCAAAAACACCCCACCCGTAATTTTTTTGGTAATTTCTAGGAAAAACAGTTGACAATACCCCCGATTATTACCATAATGAGGTTGCTGGGGTTGCAAAACAACGAGCCACCTCAACTTTTCCTTATATTTTCCTTATATGATTGGTATTCGGTACGCTTCCCAGCAACATCGCAAGGCAAACCCAATGAACCTAGTACAGCAGCAAAAAAAGAAGCAGTTGTCCGAGAAGCAAGAAACCTTCTTGACAGCCCTGTTCGAATCGAACGGCAACTTCAACCAAGCAGCAGAGATTGCCGGGTACTCGCGTGGCTCAGTTACGTGGCTGCGAGACAGCCTAGCCGAGGAAATCGTGGAGCGTACCCGAGCCGTGTTGGCGGGAAACTCCCTCAAGGCTGCTAACAAGATGGTCGAACTGGTCGATACGCCCGTAATTGAGCGTGGGGACGACCTAAAACTTAGGGCAGCAGAAGCGATACTAAACAGGGTTGGCCTTGGCAAACAAGAAACTATGAATCACAACGTACAGGCTGTCCACGGGGTGGTCTTACTGCCACCAAAGAAGGAAGTAGTAATCGATGGTTAATCCAGCGGCGAAAGCCCCCAGTAAATCAAAACTTAGACATACAAAACGTGGCCTAGACCTGCTTAGAGAATTTAGCGGTGCTGCGCGGGATTTGCACTCTGGTTTTGACAAGCTATCCAAGAAAGAGCAGAAAACAATCGCTGTTCAACTGAGTTTGCAAAAGTACTACCCAGACAATCCTAAGTATTCTAACAAAAACATACGAAATGAAATACTGTCCTACTTGGGCGTGGCTTCTGGTGAGTTTGACGACTACAAAGCTGTGGGCAAAGACAGCGCAGGAAGAGACAAGGTTCGTATAGAGCAAAAAGAAAAAAACCCAGCAGGGTACGCTTTCGGCGGTAGACTCCACAGAGGACGGAAGGCAAAGTACAATGGCTAGCATGACAAAGGGATACAAAACCCCACCGCGCAAGGCAGCGGAAAATAGCGAAACTAAAAAACCTAGCAAGATGTACGACGAGAAGTTCGGACCACCCGAGTTCAAAGCTAGTGATTATTACATGAACCAGTTCAACGAACTGATTAACACCCGCACAGGTCAAGAAGCTACCGAGGCGGAAGAACGTATGTGGTTCAGGTCTCGCCGAAAGAAATAGCATGTCTGAAGAAAAAAAAAAAAAAAAGCGGGGTAGAGGTCGTCCTAAAAAAGACCCTAACGCCCCCAAGGCTATTTACAACCTATCTCGAGCCGAACGAGCGAGACGTGCGTTACAAGCACGAGTTCGAAAAGCCGAGAAGGCAAAAGAAAAACATCAGAAGAAAGCGCAGGACAAAGCCAGCTACGCACGTAAGTTAAAGAAAAGTGCGAAGAAGGTGGAAACCGCGCTTAACGGCACGGGTTCGCGGGTCGTAGATGGTGATGACCTTGCCAATCTCCCAGCAACCGTGCAGGAGATAATCGATGATACACCAGTTATATTCAAACCTAATGAAGGCCCTCAAGAAGAGTTCCTGTCTGCTCCCGAGCAAGACGTACTGTATGGCGGTGCAGCAGGAGGCGGAAAAAGTTTTGCACTTCTTGCAGACCCACTACGCTACTGCCATAATCCTAATCATCGTGGGCTTCTTCTTAGGCGTACTCTGGATGAACTGACCGAACTTATAGACAAGTCAAAGCAGTTATATCCTAAAGCGTTTCCCGGCGCAGTTTATCGGGAATCAAAATCCACATGGGTCTTTCCTTCGGGGGCGACCATGTGGTTTACCTATTTAGATAGAGATAAAGATGTGACCCGTTTCCAAGGTCAGGCTTTCAACTGGATAGGTGTCGATGAAATTACACAATATCCGAGTAGCTATGTTTGGGATTATCTTAGGTCACGTTTACGCTCAACAGACCCCGAATTACAAAAGAACCTCTGTATGCGATGTACTGCCAACCCCGGTGGTGTTGGTGGCTGGTGGGTTAAGAAAATGTATATCGACAAGCACGAGGCGAATAAGGCTTTTCCGGCATACGACCCGGAGACGGGCAAGGCGTTTCTTTGGCCTGACACACATCCAGAAAAAGCGGGACAGCCGCTCTTCTACCGCAAGTTCGTACCCGCACGTCTAACCGACAACCCTTATCTAATGGCGGATGGGCAATACGAGGCCATGCTTCGTTCGTTGCCAGACGTAGAAAGACGCAGACTCCTAGAGGGTGACTGGGACGTGGCGGAAGGTGCAGCCTTTCCAGAGTTCTCTCGCATCAAGCATGTGGTCGAACCGTTCGAGATGCCGACCAACTGGCCTCGCATCCGTGCTGCTGACTACGGCTACGCTTCTCCCTCTTGTGTCCTGTGGGGTGCAATCGACTGGGATGACAATATCTGGGTATACAGAGAGTTGTATGCTAAACACTTGACAGCAGACCAGTTAGCTGATAAAATACTAGAAATGGAAGAACTAGACCCTCTTCCCCACTATAACGTGCTGGATGCTTCGTGCTGGAACAAAACAGGCTTCGGACCATCTATTGCAGAAACCATGATGAGGGCAGGTGTGCGTTGGACACCGTCTGACCGTAACAGGCTTCATGGAAAGATGGAACTGCACAGAAGATTGGCAGAAGACCCTCACACCAACGAACCACGTTTACGCATTTTCTCAACTTGTAAACACACCATTGCACAAATGTCAGGGATACCCCTGTCCAAAACAAACAGTGAAGATGTAGATACCAAGGCTGAAGACCACGCATACGATGCACTCCGTTATATGGTTATGACTCGCACCTCTGGTTATACATCAATCCATAAATCATTGCAAGGCATAAAAGAACAGGCGTTCCAACCTTTTGACGGGACATTCGGATACTAGATGGCAGAAATAACCAACATTGGAAAAAATGCAAGCAGTGCCGAAAAGATGGTTAAGGATGCCACTCTTGCTTTTCGCCAGTATATGGATATACCTTTTATTCCAGAAGAAGAAGAGTTTCTTTTTGAAGCGTTTGGTGGCAAGCCCGGTCAAGGAAAAGTAAAAACACCCAAAAAGTTAACTGTTGAACAAGCTATAGCTTTTTTAGATTATTCAGGTTTTCCTTTAGCTGATGAAAATGCGAAGTTTAGTATAGCATCCTCTATCAAACTTAATGCACCTGAATTATTCGATGATGCTAGCTTCAAAGCCTATGAAAAGAAGTTTGGCAGCACGATGGAGATGCAGGAAAAGGGTGCTTCTGCTTCTAAAAATATAGTAGCAGGAAAGCCCTTAGAAGCAGCCAACGAGCCAGTAGCAGCAAAAGGAAAGTCCGTGGCAGGAAAAACAATACAAGAAGCATTTGAAAGCTACCTAGAAGGTAATCGTTCTGCGGATTCTATATCCTCGATGGAACGAGCCTTAAAGGAACTTGATGCTGCTGGATTCCCTAGTGACACACCCCTCTCTGAACTTAATTCAGAAGCAGGAATTGAGCGTCTACATAAGTGGGCTACTGGAGAAAGATACAAAGGTGTTTCTGCGGCAGCGGGTGCGTTTGCATCTCGCGTAAAAACGTTGATAACTTCCGGCACAGGTGTGGACGAAGTAAACGTTCTTGCTAACTGGGAAAAAACTAATCGGAATACTAATAAAGAGTTTGGTATTCGTTTAACAAGACAGGCTAGAAAGCTAGAACTTCCTGACTTTGATAGTTTTAATAAAGCTGTAGACGCTACGGCTCGTCAGATACCTGATAAAGAAGCTAGAGCGTTTTTTCTTATAAAGATGCTGACAGGTCTTCGCAACCCTGACATCGTAAATCTTCAGCTAGGTAAAGCTATTAAGGGTGCAGATTATGGTTCATTCGACCCTTCTATTCAAAAGATATATGCTCTTAGTAATAAGGGTGAGAGAATAAACTACGACCTAGGAGAGGTTGTGCATGGCATACTTGCAGATTTAGCAGCAGATGCAGAAGCAGGTGGGCGCACTACGCTGTTTTCAAAAACAGGTAAGTCAGGAGAGTCTTTTTATCGGGACAAGATAAATCCTGTTATGCGCCGCAATATGGACGCATTAGGTCTAGAAATATTTGACTTAAAAAAGGGAGAGGCTGTTCCCTTTAGCATACGAGATTTACGAAAAAACATATTTGATATTCTTGATGAGGAAGAAGGTCCCGGCGCAGCTAATAAGGTACTAGGTCACTCATCAGGCAATGACGTAGGACTTAAGCACTATAAAGTAGAGCGAACTCGCCGAGCAAGTCTGTCAGGTTTGCAAAAGTCACAAGAACTTTTTAGCTCGCTGTATCTAGAATCTATTGGTTTTGATAATCCCCAGCTTGTGTTCGGTGAAGAGGGGTATGGGTTTTCATCTGATAAATTCAAACCTTCTACCGTGACCCCGCTGACTACAGATGTGCCTCAAGAACAGCAGCTTGCAGAAACTCTCACTCGCACTGCAGAGGGACGTGTAGAAAGTACAATCAATACTACTTCTGACTCTCTCACAAAAAGAATAAACAGGCTGGAGGATTTGATTTCTAAAGCCTCTGAACTGCAGCAGCAAGCCGAAGAAGTATTACCACCTGCAAAAAAGAAAGTATCCCCTAAAGAAACTCTGACAGACACAGTCTCGCCTAGCGTTGCTGAGAAACTAAAAGCAGACGGTCTGTACGACCTGTTATACGGGGTTGTTGACAAGTTGCCGGGTCCTGTTAAAAAGGCGTTAGGTCCTTTAGGCTTGGGCTTGACTGCAGCAACTGCTGCCTCAACTGTATCTGAAGTAGAAGCCGCTACAGGCTCTCCTGCTCTTGCCGCAGTAGCTGGCGCATCTGAGTTTGGTCCAGTAGGATACAGTGACATAAGAGATATTGCTGCTGCACGGGCAGAACCTGACCCGTTCGGTATGACACCTGCTAGTCGTATAGCTGCCGAAGAACAGGCTGGCTTTATTGATTTAGGACGTGACAGAGGACCTGAAGCCGCCCCTGTCAATCAAGACCAAGGCTTCTTATCTAGATAACAATGGGAGATGAAAATGCCGAATAATAATTACAATTATGGTGCATCTTATATCATGTCTTCAGACAAAACATCCGTCGATGACCAGATGGGTGCAAACCAGCTATACCGTGAAGGTCTTGAGTTCAACACCAAGACTGCTCAAGGTGTTCTGACTGAAGATATGCCTAAGAAAGCAACCAAAGGTGCAGTAGACGCATCTGTAATGAAAATGGCTGAAGAACGCGATTACTAAGTTATGTCAGAAGATAATTTCCTTCAACCTGAAGATGACTCCGCCATCTCTGTAGTCAATGCAGAGGAAACTTTTCCGGGGCTAGCAGGTTACGTAAAACAGAAGTTCGAAGAGGCAGAGAACGGGCGTTACTCTCACGAGCAGCGTTGGCTTCAAGCCTACAAGAACTTTCGTGGTGTTTACGACTCTTCAACAACCTACCGCGATTCGGAACGGTCTAAGGTATTCGTGAGAATTACCAAGACCAAGGTTCTGGCAGCGTATGGTCAGATTGTAGATATCCTGTTTGCTAACAAAAAGTTTCCGTTGGTTGTGCAGCACACTCCCGTACCCGAGGGTATTGCGGAGTTCGCACACATGGAGACACCGCTCGACCAGATGCAGCCAGAAGACCCGTATGGGTTCGCAGGTGATGGTCGGGAGATGTTGCCGGGAGCGTTGGGTGCTGAACCATCCCAAGAGTTCCTAGGTGGTCTTCAGGGCAAGTACGGCGAAATGCCTCTTGCTGAAGGACCTGCAAAGATGGGCGAACCACAAATTAGCCCAGCACAGATTGCAGCCCTGAACATGGAAAAGACTATCCATGACCAGCTTCTTGATACTAACGCAGTAAATGTGTTTCGTAAAGCTATCTTTGAATCGTCCCTTCTTGGTACTGGTATCATTAAAGGGCCTTTCAATTTTTACAAGCGTGTCCACAAGTGGGGCCGCGACGACGACGGCGAACGGGAATACCAACCGTACGAAAAGGTTGTACCTAGAATTGAGATGGTATCTGCGTGGGATTTCCACCCCGACCCATCTGCTACTAGCATCGATGACTGTGAATACGTCATAGAACGTCACAGACTAAATCGCCAGCAATTACGTGCTTTGATTAAGCGTCCACACTTCATATCGGAAGCTATCGAAGAGTGCTTGGCAAAAGGTCCTAACTACGAGGACAAATACTACGAGGATACTATTCGCGAGGATGAAACCGAGCCGTACGTATCTGAAAGCCGCTACGAGGTCTTGGAATACTGGGGTGTTCTAGATTCTACACTAGCTAGTGCAGCAGGGTTTGCAGAAGCCGACCTGATGTCCGAGTTCGACGAACTACAGGTAAACAT